AATTCTTTTTTTACTTCAAGTATTTGGTCTCTTCCAAAATTTTGGTCTGTGAAAGTTTCACCTGTTATTTTGTTTGAACCACTTGAAACCCAATTATCTTGTGATGGAAAAATAAAATGATGCATTACCTGACCCTCCCTTTTATATTGTCATTTGGATTTTTTAATTCAAAAACCGTTGGTGTTGAAATACTTGGAGGTTTGATTATGGTTTTGTCTTCACTAAGTGCTTCTTCAAAATTATATCGATAATTATAATCTGTATTTTGTGTTGTGGTAAAACCACCATCTGGTTGACCATCCCCATCCAAGTCAGGTCCAACATCCGTTTTATATGAATACCTATAAGTTGGTTCAATTAAAGATTCTCCATTACCATTTTCATGATAATCAACTTGTTGTGTGATTGTTATATGACCAACTGAACGAACTCCTTCAACTCCCATTAATTCAAATTCTAATTTACTTTTAAAAATTGGTTGATTGAATTGCATTTTGTCAACATTAAAGTACTCTTTTATTTTTTCAATACATCTAAGATTGACTAATTGTTTATCTGCATATTGTTCAGCTATAACATCAAAAAACACACCAAAATTCACTATATATCCATTACTTAATTTTATAGTGTCTGTTAGTATTTTAAAATTTTCTAAATACTTTTTTATATTTTCAAGTAATATTGTTGGAACGTTATCTGAAACAGTATTATCATATGAAATCATTGGATTACCTATGAGTTGTTTTTTTGAATCAAAAGCTAATACATAAATGTTTATTGAAGATAATTCAAAAGATGAAAGTTGAGTTTGTCGTAAAGTTGCTACCTCATTAGTTAGTAAGTTTGATAGAGCTGTAGTAATTACACCTAACTTAGCAACATGTGTTGTATTTAATTGTAATGTATTAGTTGAATCTGTAATTATATCTGTAAGTTGTTGGTTAAGTTGAAGTAAACCATCAGTATTTGTATTTCCACCGATAGGATTAACAAATCCACCATTGATAATACCATCCATAGTTGATGTTAAGTTAGAAACCGCACTATCATAACCTGACTGACTATAACCAGTGTCACCTGTTATATCTCGTGTCACATATACTTTTGCAATATTCCCAAATTTTGAAGGCATATTTAAAACTCTAGCTTCGTAATCTTCTTTTGTTACACATCTATTTTGTGTTGTAAAGAATGCCTTTGCTTTTTCTCTTATTTCATCAATTGATTCTTCGTTTTTACCCCCACGTGCAGATATTGGATTAGAAACTAACAAATCAGTAACTACCCCAGTGCCAGCTAATTTCGTACCACTGCTAATTGTATCAATTGTATTAGCCTGTATATTAGAACTAATACCACCTCCTACTCTGTATGTGATTGTTAAAGTTGTGTTATTAGGAGTTTCTCCAAGTGTAGAATACTCATCTCCCAATAAAGGGTCTATAGCGTCATTAAGGTCACCATATTGTCCTGGTACAATAATACCAATTTGTTCAGAATCAATATAATTATCATCAACCAGTCTTCCATCATTTAAAACCCCATTACCAAATATAAGTGATGTTGTATTATCAACATTTGTTTCTCTTGTAAATCTTTTTGATGTTTTAATATAAGAAAGTGAATATGGAACAGCATTAGTTTCAACTTCACCTGTTAATGCATTATGATAAGCACTTTGTCTATTTTCATCTTGTGTGTAATGTGTTGAAATCGGAACTTTATCTTGTGCTAAAAAATCTACTTCATACCATTCATTCCCATTTGAATCTATACAAGAGATAATATCAATTACATTTTTATCATTTATAACTAAATTTTTAAATTTTTCTGGTGCTCCTATTACAAAACTCTTTGTCTTTACTTCTGCACTTACTGCCTTTACTTTTCTTGAAACATTATAAGATGTGGCTAATCCATCTGTGTCCGTAGCTGCGACATTAGCAGTATCACCTGATGATGATATTTGGAAATCTAAAACATCCAAAGTTTGGAATGTCACACCTGGTGTAGAAGCTTTTATTACAACACCTTCACCAAAAACTCCACCACTCGCGTAGTCAACTTTAGATGAATCTGTTGAACTAGCATTTAAAGTCTGTGTAAATAATACATCAACAAGTGATGGTACTATTGGTTTTACTTTATAACCTAACATACTAGCAATGTTAACAATATTTCGTCTTTCCTCAGCTAATGGTAATAACATCTCACGATATTGTTGGTCAATATAAAATGACAATACATCACCAACATAAGCATTCATTTCTAATAACATCATTCCAGGTGATGTTTCGTTATATTCATTTGGAAAATAAGATTTTGCATAGTTCATTAAGGATTGTCTTAAAGAACTAAAATCTTTATTTAAATAATTTGTGTTTGATTGTTTAAAATCATTTTTACCATATGTTGGCATTTTCTATCTCCATATTAATATCCACCACCAGCGGTAATGGTTGTAGAATTATTTATATCACTTGCAAAGTCTATTGTAACAGCATCTATTGTGTTTGGGTTTTGTTTTATATTAAATAATATTTTTACAACAACTTTATTCACATCAGTCGCACTTGTATCATCTAAAATCTGAATATCTCTAACTTCAACAAACGGTAACCAATACTCAACTGAGTCTAATATTGTATCCTGTATAGCGATTATTGTTGACTCATCTATTTGTTGAAATAAAATATTCCTTAATTCCACTCCAAGATTTGGTTGAAACAATCTTTCACCAGGATTTGTTTTTAATAAATTTCTAATGTTTTCTTTTACAGCTTCAATTGTTGTTGATGTGGACTCAACAACACCACTTCCATTTCTACTTAAAGTAAAAGGTAATGAGATTCCTACTTTTACATTATCATTATTATCTACTAAATATGGTTTTTTGGATGTGTCTTTTATCGCCATTATAATAATTCCTCAATGTCCTCTCTTATTAATTTTACCGTTGTAAATTCTCTCTGTCCATCCTCATCACTTACATCAAAACTATCTTGTGAGTCAGGGTCTTCACCAATAAATACATAACCAGCAGAATCAAGAGCATTGTTATCTTTTCCTAAATCAAGACCTGGTAAAGTCGCACCACCTTTAACTAAGTTAGACACAGCCTTCTTAATTTCATCTTTTAGTTTACTTACTAATTTTTTTACAATACTTCCCGCACCAGGTATAGAACCCAATGATTCAAAACTTTTAAATATAGGTGCTTTATCTCCCAATAAAGTTTCAAGCTTTATATTTACTGGTTGTGCTGGAGTTTTAAGTTTCTCTAAAATAACAGGAGCATTTAATTGAGTTACTCTAAATTCACATGAGGTTAAAAAATTAATTATTGCTTCTTTAGTGTATTCAGCATCTCTTTCTATAAAAGAACCATCACCAGTTTCTAATTCAGTCATACCAACTTCTTGAGCTGCTTTTACTTTTGCATCAATTAAATCTTGTTTTAATCCCATTGTTATCTTCCGTGTTTGTTTTTAGATTTTTCTATTGACTTTTCTAACACTTGACTATAATCTTTATTTAAAAATTGACTCATTGGGTCACTTGATGGTACAACTTGTGGTTGTTGATTCATCATATCACCATATTGTCTACCGACTAATTCATTCATTCTATCTGAAGTAAACTCCCCACCACCCATTGTTTTCCAATCACCGTCTTGAGCTGTTTCATTTAATACGTCATTCAATACTGAATTATTTGTAAATGATTTCTTTTCAACGATTTTTTTTGGTTGTGGTTTAGATTGAGTTGGTTGTTTTAATTCAGTAATTACCTCCTTAATAGCCATCGCAACTTCTTCTCTAACGATTTGTCTGATTATAGTTTTTATATTTGGTTTTTTATTCTTCATAACTTCCTCTTTTATTTTTCTATGAAATGTTTATTACTAACAATATTTTTTATTAAAGTTTTTACATCGGCTTCACTTGGTAATGGTAAAGGTGATTGTGGACCAAGTTGGGTGTTAACTTGTATTTCTTTAATCAAATCAATAATACCATTAAGAGCTTCTTGTAGTGCTGAACCTAATACCATTTTATCCATTTCTTTTTTATATGGGTCACCAATGTTTACTTTTTCGGCTTCAAATATTAATTCTTTAGTTGATATAGTAATAAAATCTCTCGAACCAATATGAACATTTCTATTTGATGAAATTAAAATATCATTGACTCTTGAGTTAAATATTAACCTATCTGAATTAATTAGTATTTGGTCTTTATCATAATCATAAACTTCTTGTTGTACATTTTGCCCGCCGTTTACACTTGATATCAAATCTCCCATAAATCTTGCTGGTGCTTCTTGTTGTTGTGAACTTAAATCTGATGCTAATGTAAATCCAAAAATTTGTTCCGTTTCAACATTAACTTCTAAATCAATATCATTTCTTTCAACACTAATTTCTTTTGTGTAATTTCCAAAATGTTGTGCTAAAGTACCTTTATTAGTAATACTTATTAATCCACCATCACCTAAACTTTCTCTTACTGCCTTTGATGGTCGTCCATTTGAAATTATTAAATATGGATTAATATCTCTACTACCAATTCTTATACTACTTCCGTGCCTACCCTCTAACATTAAGTCACCATACGTCTCATTAAAACTTGTTCCATTATCTAAATCTTCGTTAGGAATTTTTGCTAATCGCCTTAACTCCATTTTTTTAAAATTAAGTGATTCCCCTTGTGATAAGACTCTATTTTCTTCTCTGTTTTTTAAATTACCAATAGTAGTTTTTTCTAAAGAAAATAAATTATCTTTATTATGATTTGGGTCATTACTAGTGTTCAAAGGCCCTAAATAGTATTTAATTCCACCTATTGTACATAAAAGAACAGGGTCACCTTTTGTTGGTACATCTACAAAGCCTCTCATCAACGGATAATATCTATCATCATTATTTAGGTTTGATTTTGTTTTTCTTGTACCCTCTTGTATATGAGGTATAGCTATTATTGAATTAGTATTTTGAAAATTTCCATATGCATTAAATGCTGTTGGATGAGTAATCACATCAACTACTTGACCTGGCACAAATTGTAAATAAATTGGTGTGTTCATTGTACTACCGAATGCACCTTTTTGTTTAGTCGCCTTTCCAGCTGATGTAAGTATTGATGCCATCTAACTCTCCGAAAATCCTTTTTGTATTGTTTTATCTTTAATAGTTTCTAATCTATGACTTTCTTTTTGTAAATCATCTACTGTGTCTTGAAGTGTTCCCATTAGTTCTGCCTTCTCTTCATCACTCAACAAGATTGATTCATCAGATTCACCT